ATCCGAAGAGCGTTTACGCTGATCCGCATCAGTGAAGGTGGTTAAGCCAACGCTTGACCGGGCAACGGTTGCGGTGCCTACGGATATTGTGATTGATCGCGTTCGCCCACCGTTGGCTTGGCCTTGGCTATCAACGTTGACAGTATCGGCGCGGCCCTCCCACTCCCAATCAACAGGGTTTTCATAATCCCATGATCCGATGCGAACCAATGCGCCGCGTACTTCGTCCTTGTCGTCGGAGGCATACTTAAGCGCGATTAGATCAACACCGGATAGCGTGAAATCAGCGCGATCAGCCGTGCCATTGATAAGATTTTGCAGCACCGGAATACCGCTAAGCGTACCAATGCCTTTGTATCGCGTCACACCGAGGCCGACTAGCGCATCCCCGGGCACGTCTAAATCACCAACGCCAGACCATAGATAGGCCGGAGTGCCGTTGATTGGCTCCATGCGGAATAGGTAGGCTTCATCGGCCATCACGAACCCAACTGCTGCAACTTACGCGTACGCCCCGGCGAATTATTGTAAGCCGCCTGCCCCGCCCTCGCACTAACAGCATCGGCATATTGCCTATTGCGCGCGTCCATCTGGCGGATAAGGTCGGGCGTCATAACGGCATTGGATAGGTCAAAATGCTGTGGCGCGATAACAATCGTTTGCCCCCCTCCACTCGCCTGCATCCGCCCCAACGGCACAATCTTGCCCGACATGGCGGGCTGAAAGCCTTCCGTGCCATTCTCGTTGATGCGATAAAGGCGTCCTGCGGATACGTCGCCGCCGGAAGCGCGGGCACCACCAAAGATAGAGCCTAACAGTGACCCTAGTCCGCCACCGCTAGTTCCATCAGCTTTGCCGAACAGGCTATCAGCCAACGGCCCAATCAAGCGTCGTTGAATGCCAATTTTAATAATCTGCCCCACGATATTGCCAAGCGCGCCAGTTAGCCCAAGTGCGTTGGTAGTAGCCTGCGCCAAACTATCCGCGACTTGATCCAGCACTTCGACTTTGATGTTGTCGATTTCGTCGCTTAGCTTATCGGTGTCGGTTAGGTCATCACGATAACGCTGGTAAACGCTTCGATTGCTTTGGCGATTGCGCTCATCATCAGCGGCGCGCTGTGCCGGAAGGTTTCGCAACTCACCTTCCGCCGCCGCTTCTTCCGCGCTACCCGGCGTTGATTTCTGAATACGATCAGCGATGCGGGCGTATCGCGCCTCATATTCTTTATCGAGCAACTGTTGCTCAAGCTGCGCGCGCCTTGCACGGCTTTTCGTTACGTCGAGTTCGGCGCGGATCGCATCGCCCGCATTATTGGCCGCATCTTCCTGGCGCTGCAATGCTTGTCCTGCCAGCGCGGCAGCTTTCTCGGTATTGGCGGCAAGCACTTCCTGCGCACGGATTTGACGCGCCATGCCGACAAGCACTTGGCGCTGAGCCTCAGTAATGCGGCCTTCGTTCTCTTGGTTTTGAAATTTTACCTCACGCTGTTTTAGCTCAGCATCGGCTTCCGCCACAGCGGCAGCGGCGCTTGCCTCAATACCCTCCGCTTGCCTACCCTTGGCGGACAGCAATGCGTTGTTGAGGCTTTCTACCTCGTTGTTGTATGCGCTTTCGCGGCGCACCCCACGCAACCGTTCGGCTTCCGCCCGCTTGGCAAGCGTTTCAGCGCTTGATCCCTTGCGCCCGCCCCCCACGCCAGATGCGGCGGCCCGAGCCGCCTCAACCCCAACGCCTTGGTTGAGGTTGTTGACGATCGCCTGACGACGTGCAATTTGTTTGTTGATCGTGGCAAGCTCTTTGCCTGATGCACTAGCCTTTAGTTTTTCAAGATCGGCAATCTGATCCTGATATTTTTTAACATCAGGATCAACGCGAGGCCCGCTCGATGGCCTAAAATTAGCCGCCCGATTAACGCTAGGGCGCTGTATCCCACCACGATTGACAGCAGCTTGGTCAACCGTACCGTCCTTATTGCGCGGCACAATGAAGCCAAGCGCCTCTAGCCTGCGGCCCGCACGCTCTACGCGGCTATTGGCGCTTGCCTCACCGCTTTTGCGTAAGAATTGTCCGGCTGTATCTGAATTACGATTAGTATTAAATCTAGTGCCAAAATTGCGGTTTGCCTCTTTGGCGTAAGCGTTGTCAAACGCGTTATCTAAATTCTTGATTTTATCGTACAGATTTAGAATGTTGGCAATGCTTTGACGCGACGTGTCGGCTTCACTGCGGATGCCCGCAAAAACAGAACGGGCGTTGGCGAGAAGCGGGTTAAAAACATCGCCAAGTCCAGTAAATACAGCGCGAATATTAGCGCCTTCCAGTTCGGCCGATTTAGCTAAATTGGCAAAGTTGTTAGCACCGTTAGTGGCAAAATTAACAAGGTAGTTAGAAAATTCGCCGCCTTGATCGAACGCGCCAAACACCTCAACCGCGCCGTTGCGAATGAGAGTTGCGGCTTGATCGAAGGTGACGGGAAGCTGTTTAAATTCAGCATCAATCTGTTCGGTATACTTGCGATCAGTCAGCGACTTAACGAGTTCGTCACCCGTAATTTTACCTTGCTCGGCTAATGCGCGTAGCGCGCCGATATTGCCGCCCGTCAACTGATCGGCAAGCAATTTGGCTAAGCGTGGCGCATTCTCGACAACGCTATTAAATTCTTCGCCACGAAGCGTGCCGGATTGCAGCGCTTGCAAAAACTGACGCAAGCCGCCGGACGCTTCCGCCGACGTAGCGCCGCTGATCTGAAACGCTTTGTTAATCGTTTCGGTGGCACGCGCGCTTTCGGTTTGCGTAATTCCAAGCTGCTTGGTGTTACGTTGAAACGCACCGTACAAATCAGCCGTTTCGCTAAGCCCGGTACGCGTGGCGGTTGCAACACGGCGCACATCCTCTTGCGCTTGTGCTAGATTACCGCTTTCCGCCGTCGCAAGTTTAAGTTGTGCATTATACTGCTTGTAGGCGTCAGTTAATTCAGCATATTCACGTGCGCCTTGAAGCGCGCCATAACCCGCAAAGCCAATCGTGGCGGCGGTGCGGATGTTGCTGGCAATGCCGCCTAGCGTTATAGGGCGGTCATTTTGCTGTTGAGGCTGCGCACGTCTGGCCCGCCCCGCTTGCACTTGCGCAATGCGTTCCTCGGCACGCACTGCCGCTTCCGTTTCGTTCAATCCGGCGCGTTTGTACTGGTTAATAAGCCGCAACTGCGTTAGCTGATCTCGGAGCGCGGTTTCTTCGGCGCGATTGCCAGCGGCTTGCGCGGCATTAAGGCGCTGTTGCGTATCAATCGTGTCGCGGCGTAGGTAGTCAATTTTGTCCGTAACCGACGTAGGGGCGGGCATAGAGCCGCCGTTGCCTAGCGCGGTTCCGGCGCGCATTGCGGCGGTTTGGCGGGCGGCTGCTGCACGGCTTCCGGCGCGGACGATGCGGTCGGCATTACGCTCTGCCGATTGCGCTTCTCGCTCACGTGCCGCAATGCTCCTATCCACCGCCGCTGTAATACGTGCCGCTTTGGCAGCTTCGCTTTCGGCTTCCTTGCGCGCGGCGTTTACCTTGCGTGTAGTGGCGCGCTCTACCGTTGCGGCTTCTCGATCAGCGCCGCTAGCGCCTCCAACCGTAACCGGCTTTTCCGTCAACCGGCGCAACTTGGCCATGCCAGTTTCGGTGCGTTTGATTAGGCCATCAAAGTCACGCTCATACTGCGCGAATTTTCCCTGAACCTCGACAATGACAGCATCAGCAGTAACCCCGGCCATATCAATTCACCTCATAGCCGCGATTAGATAAACGCGCATCGTCTGCAATCATCCACTCGATTGATGGCGGCAGTGTATCACCATTTGATAAATCTTCAATATCGCCGTCAGCGCGCGCCGCGTCTGCAATTTCTTTTTCGCGCGCGTTCCAAATCTTCAATACTTTGGAATACTCGACAAAATCACGCTCGGCAGGATCGCCCCAGCTCATCTTGAGGCAATTGACTATGCAGCCGTGGTATCCCTCGGGTCCAAAGATGCTTCGCTTTCCTGCTTGAGCGGGGGCTTCGCCCCCTCGGCTTCCCCCGGCTCGTAACCCTCCATTGTGGCATAGAGGATAGCAGACGCCAGTTTCCACAATTCCACGCGGGGCCGGTCGTCAAGGTAAGATTGGATTAGCGCGTTAACCTGAAAGTCGTTAACCGGCTTTTCCACGCCGTCAATCACGCATTTAGCGCCGCCAATAAAGCCTTGGCGCACTACCTCCACCAATTCCTTGTTTGACCATTTGGCTTCGGTAGGCATCACAACCCATTCGCCGTCAGTATCACGGTACACGCCGCTAAGTGAGCGGGCGTAAATATCGCCAAGGCTTGCACCGGTTACGCTTTCAACAGCGTCAATGCGCTTGTTTTTCAGATGCGCCAGATACGCGCCATCGCCAAATTCAAGCCAAATGCAGTTGGGCACGATTAAGCCGCGTCGATCCACTCGAAAGGACCGTCTGAGGCAATGGCAAGCGTGCCGGTGGCATAAGTCGCATTGCCTTCGCCCGTTACCTGAAAATTGGTGACCTGCCCCGCGCCAGCCCAATATCCTGCGTCAATCGTGCCGCCGCCGTTCTGCACCGCGCCAGTTGTGCCAGCCTCATCAAATTCAAAGCGGAAATTGCTGCTCGTGCTACGGGTGGCAAGGTCACGAATAAGCGCGGCCTGCGTGCGGTTGTAAATGATATTCAGCGCCATATCCCACTGCATACCCGTGACCTGCAAAACGCGGCTCGGGATTGCCTCGGGATCGTCGCACGGATCAAGGTTGTCGTCCGTGGTGTTTTTCTGGACAGTAAATGCCCGCGAAGTTGCACCGCACAGCTTCGTAAATACCTCGGGATTTGCGCCATTCCCGACAAGAACCGAGACATACGCACCCTTGAGACGTGCCGGGAAAAGAGCCACTAGAATTTCCTTCTACGGGACCGCATCGCCTCACGACGATAAAACTTGAACGGTTTCTTATACCGCAGAAAACACGTTGCGTAAATACGGGTCAAGCCGTTACTTCCGCCACCATATTAACAATCAGATGAAAAATACTATTCTCCGAAGCATCCCGAACCGGCGTAGAATTAACAAACGTCAAATCAAGCGTGGCGGGATACGGACAGCCAACCGATTGCAGATCAAGGTGCGCGCCGTCCAATTCGACTAGGCGCTCGCTGATTTTATTCGCTGGCGTCTCGCCTACGGTATAGGCATGAATGGCAAACCTGATAGTGCTGGCGTCCATGCACTGGATTTGCTCAAGCGTCATGATCGGAACGCCAACAAAGCCGTAGGGAAATGTTTGGTTCGGCGGTATCTGCTGCGGATACCAGCGGTTGGCCATGCCTTCGATGTTGAGTGATTTCAGGGCGTCGATTAGGGCGAACCTAACCCACCGCGTGGCGTCTTTACTTGCCATCCGCTTCCCGGCCCAGCCCGTGCTTCACGGCATATTCTAAAATCTCACGCTTTACCGTCACGGCCTTGTCGGATGCTTTTAGCGCCACCAGTGATCCCGATGGGAAGCGATAGTCATGGTCTTTTGTGACTATTAACCGAGCCATGCTATTTTTCCGATTGACAGGTGGGTTTGAGGTATTATGCCATGCGAGGCAATTGGAGGCAATGATGACGCATAAATTCCGCACCAACCCACCCAACGACAAGGGCTACCCTGGCTTCACATGCATTCCGCTTGAGGACGGACGCGAGATTTGCATTTGCGGCGTGGGTGAAGCTGTGGAGGCTAAGTTGATTGAAGCCAAGGAGCATGAAAATGCGGAGTGACGCTATCGGCGGCGTGATTGGATGCCTTGCTTTGCTCGCAATCGCTGCTATTGCCATTGGTGGATTGCTAGGTTTGGCAGTCGCTGTTTTTAATTGGATTGTATTATGACCACATCCCCAACCACCGATATTCAACCCGAGCTGCTGTCTGAAAGTATCGCGCTGGAAGACGTGACCCCGACGATCGCAGCGGCGTTCGCGGACAATCCTTGCCTGATCTACTCGGGCGAGCACCGGCTCTACTGGGGAGCGAACGCGCACGGTTACACGCCCCATCGCGATCTCGCTGGTTCATATACTATCGGTGACGCGTACGCTCGTACTCGGCACTGCGACCCGGAAAAGCTGATCCGGTTCGTCCGCCTGACACTCACCACTCCTACTCTCGGGGACATGGTGATGGTGCCGCGTGAGCCGACAGAGGCGATGTGGGCGGCAGGTCGCGAAGCGGTAAACGATCAAGAACCGTGGAGTGACTTGCCAGAGATTTGGTCCGCCATGCTCTCCGCTGCCCCTGCATCCCCTATCCCCATCTCTGCAAACGGGGAGCGGGAGCCGATTATCCAGTGGCTCAATCAAGTAATTGAGCGCGCGGACAAGCACGGCAACACCGAAGGCATGTGGCTGTTCGCGAAACAGTGGCATGTAGTTCTCGCCGCCCTCTCGCCCGGACTCGATAATACAGCGGTGGAGGGGCTACAGGCGGAAATTACCCGGTTACGCGGGCTTTTGGTCGATGCTGGCGATCCTGCATGGGAGAACGCGCGGGCGATCCTCGCGGCCGAATTGATGAAGGCGGGTCACGCGGATGAGGCGGTTGCGATAGGGCAGGCTCAACCGGCGAATGTGCCGTCTTGGATTGCGCTCAATCTGATCGCGCTCGCATCGCGCGCCGCCCTCATCGCAGAGACGGAGGAGGCGCGATGAGCGGGGAGCGCATCTACGATCGCTACTGGCGGCTCCGCGTCCGCCTGCCCGAGCGGCAAGGGCAACGTCTCCGCGTCATCGCGCGCGGGTCAATGAACAGCGCGTGGATCGAATT